AATATGGAGTCTTGGATGGAAAATATCCAGTTATATCAATGACATCAAGATTACTGTTGCTCGTATTGAAGCACTTCTTCAAGCAACTTCCACTCGCCTTGACCGCATTGAAGTGGAAGTCAAGGACATTGACAATAGACTCAGAAAGCAGGAAAACAATGAAAAAGGAACATAAGATTATATTCTTCGTATCACTTATTGCCGTTGGAATCATGCTGACACTACAAGCTTGTGACCTACGATCATTTGTGAAAGTAGATATTCCGCCTGATGTCATTGCAGCAACAAAAGTAGAACCTCCAGTTACTTTAAAGGAGGTAGAAAATGTCCGTGAGGATTGGATCTTTTATGTCGAGTCGAATACCAAGCGACTTGACCAGTCAATTGCCGAAGGAGAAGCAACCTACGCAGAAGTCCACAAGATACTCTCTATCGGTCTTGACACCGCTTCCACAGCGTCTAACAGCATTCCGTATGGGGGGATTTTGTTTGGAGCCTTGACAGGTGTAGCAGGGCTAATGCTTCCCCAACCAAAGTTTAGAAAGAAGACCGAATGAGTGGAATGATGCTAAGAGGATGCTGCTGCGGAGGTACAGGTGTCAACTGCTGTGCCAATCTGACATTGACATGGACAGGAACAATATCTGGAAACTGTCTCTATGATGCCACCGATTGCCCTAATCAGTTCGGTTCAGGATGTCAGCAAAACTTTCCAGCATTAAATATTGGAAACTATATCTTTGGTACACGATACGCAGCACCACTCAATCCAATCTTTACAGCAAATCCAATCACAATGAACCGTCTTGGCAATATGCCAGGAACTAATCCTTGGTGCTGGTATGTTGGACAACATCCAAATAATACATCAGCAATATGTGCTCCAACTTGGTTTACAGGTCAAATCTTTACTGGAGCAGATCTTTGGGTAGAGCAACCTTTGGGAACCAGAATACCGTTGACTCAATGGATTGCCGTTTATTATGCAGCCCCTTGGTTGGATGGTACAACCACCAGATGGGAAGCAGGATTGAGGATTAGTGCTAGAAATCCTACAACCTCTCCTACGACCGTCCACTTCTACTTCACCCGTAGGGGGGTCAATGTCACAGGATGTCCTACAGGGGTTTCCTACGTCCCTGGCGTGGGTGCTAAGAGCGTAACAAACTACAGGGGGTATCCAAGGACTCATAGCAACTCTTGGACTTGCTTGGGAAATGACGATTTGGCAAGTAGAGACACCAACTGGATTCAATTTATGACACAGGAACCTGGGGTTATAAATATTACAATTACTTAATAGGAGGAAAAATGACTGGATTAGGAGATTTAATTTCATATATTCTCAAGCCATTTGAACCCCTAAAACAATTAATATTTAAAAAAGATTGCGGTTGCACCAAAAGAAAGAATTTCCTAAATAAGTTGTTACCGTTCAAGCGACTTGACAGGTAAAGATCTCAGTGTATAATTTAGCAGAGGAATAATAAAATGTACGAAGAACTAATTGGCAAGAAACTATACTGGGAAGAGACAGACGAGGAAACAGGTGCAGATCAGTCAGGATATTATGAAATTCGATCAGCAGATAAGGATAACTGCTGGCTTTATTTGGAGGATGACGAAAGGGATTTGGATGTGGAAATCCAACTTCCAACTGACTGGGTTCTCCAACTTGTCGATACAAATGAAGAAAATTTTGAGAATTGGGAAGATTGAGCAGGAAGTCTAAATCTTTCTGTGTATAAATAGTCAAGTACATCCAAGAATCCAATCCCCAAAGGATCAGCAGAGGCGAAAGCACAGCAAAGAGGGGCAGAGGGTAGTATAAATCAGTTCTAGGGACTAACCACGGAACTGGGGGCTAAAAGCCTCATGCAACAGAAGGGATAATGTCCTGTATAGGTCAAAGGTTGCAGTTGTCGAGACTCCGAGCATGGACTCAGAATCAGAACAACCTCCATATCAGTTATTCCATTTATTTGGAAGACTGGTATGGGGATATTGTCTCAACACCTCACGGATCTAGAATCAGGTGTCCTTCGGATTATTATTCTTTCCCCAAAATAAATACCTTAAATGCTACCTACAATAGATGGTTTATTTGGTTCCTTTGACGAGTTTCCTATAGATGAAGAAACAGTCGATATAAATACTAGTGCCATTGAATCTCCCTTTTGGATAGGAACCCTGAGTATTTCGGGGTTCTTGTCTTAGGTTCCCGTCCGCAGCTTCTTGCGGAGGACGGGCATTGCCCCAAAACCTTGTTTATAGATAATTCCTGAAAACCTAGAAACGGATACCTAGGAAAATGTAGATAATGTGTATAGAGTTGCAGGAGTTCTAGAAATCATCTAGAATATAAATATAACAAGGATCAAAGATCCAGAAAGTGAGATTCAGATGAGCGAAGATAAGAAACTAAAGTGGAACGAGTACATGAGAAACTACAGGGCTACAAAGGAAACCAAGAAGAATGCCATTGCAGACCAAGCACATACCAACTGGAGCATAGCAGCAAAGAAGGTTGAGAAACTGGGAATTGGAAAGGTCGCAACAGATAAGAATGAGATCAAGGCTATGAAAGAACTCTATAAAACAGTCTCCAAGATTAATGATCTCATAGGAAAGAAGAAATTCAGTGTCGATCATGTAGTAGAGATCAGCCTTGGTGGAGATCATACTCTTGACAACCTTCAGATTCTTCCTATCAGCGAGAACATCAAGAAAGCCCATAGGAATAGAAAAGCCAAGAGTATCCGTCCAAAGAATAATGGAGAAATGACTCTTCGATGACAGAAACAGCATCCAATCCCTTTATCTACTGCAACGAGCCTATTGCTGGATTGGATTGCTCTCTTCGTAGTCCTGCTCTGGTGGTGGTTGAAGCCACCTCCAAACCTTCATTTCTAGTAGATTGGAAAGATTGCCACGCCTACTATCTAACTGATAAAATATCATTAGCAAAGACTTCCTCTAACATAAATGGAGCACTCTTTGGCGCATGGCACACACCACCAGAGCGGTACGAAACAATAGCAGAGTGGGTAGTAAAGACCCTACAGAAGCACAATGTAAAGCATCTTGGAATTGAAGGATATGCATACAGTGCAAACTTCAGTTCCCTTACACTGCTTGCAGAGAACATGGGGCTGTTGAAATATCATCTCTACAAAGCCTCCATCACCTACGATGAATACACTCCGAGCAGTATTAAAAAAGCAGCATCTGGAAACGGTGCAGCAAAGAAACCTGAGATGCGTGATAGTTTTGTGATGGACACAGGATTTGACATCATGGGGCATTTTGGAAGAAAGCCCACGGACAAACCAATAAGTCCAATCAACGATATATGCGATGCCTACTACTTAGCCTGTTCAGCAAGAATTGCCAGAGCAGTTCAGAACAGGGATTTCGATAAACCAATCAAGCCAAAGGCAAAGAAGGGAAGAAAATGAGCATATTAGATCTATCTTTAAGGGATTTCCTAGAAGCAGTATGTGAGATTTACCAGACATTCTGCACAGTCATCTTCACAGGTTGGTGGTTTGGATTGATAATAAAATGGCTGATAGAATAAAAGTATTTGATCCAAGAATATCAATCAAGCCATTTGTTGATCCCAATATGCCAAAGCGGGAAGACAAGAAGAATGGATGGAAATGGTACTATCTAAGAAGAGAATACCTCATGTACCATCCTTACTGTGCCAAGTGTGGGAACCTGGGAGAAGAAGTACATCACATCTATCCAAGACATTCCCATCCACATCTAATCTATAAAATGAATAATCTCATGACATTGTGCAAAGAGTGTCATGCCAAGGAACATAGAGGAGAAGAAGAATGAAGTACAGATTACTAAGACTACCTGATAGCATTGAAGCCTGTCATGATCTAATCAACATTCTAGTAGCAGAGCTAAATGAATATCATGATGCAATGCGCCCCAATGATAAGGAAGACAGTTACCGTGCTGCTACTGTCAAAGAATTTCCAGTGGCTCCAGAGCAGTTATTCCCCACTGCCCATTGTGCGGGTGCGAACGGGGGGGTAGAATTTGAGAATCAACAGGGCTATCGTCCCCGTGCTGCTCAGGACGAGAAATTCAGAGGGTCTGAGATAGCACCAGCGGGGATCCATTATGGACAATTCCCACTCTAAGCCCTGTAGAATATCTGAAATTAAAGAAATAGTCCTCGCATATGCACAGAACATCGTTGAAGGAAAAAACGAAAGTAACAAATGGATCTATGCAGCAGCAAATAGATTCTTAAATGATCTGGAGCGAGAGGATGTTTACTTTGATTGGGAAGAGGCAGTTCGTGTCGTTGAGCACTTTGAACGCCTTAGCCTTGTAGGAGAATGGAGCAAGGAGAAGTTCCAACTCCACGATTGGCAAAGCTTTGTTGTCACGAATATAATCTGCTGGAAGATGACAGCGGATAAGAGAAAGCGGTTCAAGTTGAACATCTGCCAAGTTGCCAGAGGCAATGGCAAGACAACGCTCATGGCAGGCTTAGCCTTATACGACTTTCTCAACGGTGAAGGCAAGCGAGTCCATGTAATTGCCAACAATGAAGAGCAGGCTACAATCCTACTTGACACCGCAAAAACAATGGTGAGTCGTCTACCAAAGGACTCCCATGACTGTATTGAACGATTCAAGAGTATAGAAAGGGAGGATGCTGATTGCTATATGAATGCACTCCCCGCTCTTGAACGTTCATTAGACGGACTGAATCCTAGCCTCTGGGTGGCAGACGAGGCAAGCGAGTTCAAGGGAAGGTTTCTGACGAAGCTCCTCACGACAGGTGCAAAGCGCAAGGAATCAACTGGAATCATCATTACAACCCCAGGCTCCAATCCTGAAAACATCTACATGGAGATTCTAAAGCAGTGTGAAAGCGTGCTCTCCAATGAAATACAGGATGACACAATCTTTGCAATGCTGTATGGCTTGGATACCAATGATGATCTGGAAGATGAATCCAAGTGGATCAAGGGCAATCCTGGATTAAGATACGGACAACCTGACCTTGTTTCTTTAAAAAGAGCATGGAATACAATGAAGCAATCACCGATGGGAAGGGCTGAATTCAGCAGATTCCACGGTTCCAGATTCGATGAGAACTCTGGTGGATGGCTTGACATGGGTCACTGGGAAGGGATGGTTGATGCCAATTTCGATTGGAGCCAAACAGGAAAAAGAACTGCATATGCAGGACTTGACCTCTCCAAATCAGGAGATATGACTGCTTTAGTGATTGCAATTCCCCTAGATGACGGGAGAGTCGCTGTAAAAGGACGCTATTGGTTTCCCAAGGAAGGTCTTGCACAGAGAGAACTTGATTACAGAATGCCTGTGAGGACATGGGCAAAGGAAGGAAAACTGGAATTAAGCCCAGGTCGTGAAATAGATTATGAGCAGATTCGCATCGCTCTTGCAGAAGCCAAGCAGCAATATGACCTAAAGGTTGTTGCTTACGATGCTTGGGGAAGCAAATATCTTGCAGAGACTCTAGTAAGTGATGGAGTGCCATTACAGACATACAGAATGGCAATCTCAACCTTTGGACCTGGGTGTGCTCTGTTCAACAACCTGTGGCTTGGCAAGAAACTGGTATTTCCAGACGATCCAATCATGCGTAGAGCTTGTGCAGAAGCGGTTGCCAAAACAGATATTAATGGAAATGTTCGTCCTGCAAAGGGCAGGGAAAATTGTATTATAGATCCACTTGTAGCAGCAATTATGGCTTTGCACTGCTGGGGTGGAAAATCAGCGTCAATCTATGAGATAGAAGCGCAGCAAATCTTGGAGCAAAAATGAATGAGTAGACTAAAAAACACAATTGAATCAATAAGGGGGTGGTTGGGGTGGAACACAGTTCCAACCTACTATTTTCCACAGACATTTACTGCTACTCCATTTGCGACTCCAACAAATGTACTTGGGTATACTCCTGTTTATCGTGCCTCTACTCTTATCTCTAATGATATAGCCAGAACACCCGCAGCCTTTGACAATCCTGACCTTGAAAGAGTATGGAATCGTCCAAATAGATGGCAAAGTGGATGGGATTTCAGACGCTCTCTGACACAGCAAGCGTGTCTTTATGGCAATGCTTTTGCACTCATTAACCGTAGAAAGAATGGTTCAATCTATGAACTCATGCCACTTTCAGTCGGTTCCGTAAGTCTTGATGTCACAGATCCCATGAACCCCGTGTATATTACGCAGGAATACGGTAGAGTCATTCCAGAGAACATCCTACACATCAAAGCTTCTCTACTAGAAGGCATCTGGGCAAGTTCTCCCGTCAATCTCTGCAACACCTCACTATCAATTGCAGTCGGTCAGGAGAATGCCACATTCGACATGGTAATGAACGCAGGGGGTGTACCTAAACTCGCATTCATCCATCCAAGCCAAATTAATCAGATTGCAAGACAAGCAATCCAAGCAGATTATCTCAAGAACCATGCTGGATCCAAGAATGCCAGCAAGCCAATCGTTCTTTCAGACAATATGCGTGTGGAAAAGATCGAATCAATGTTCGATTCCGAGGGTTTCACCAAGGCAAAATCCTTGTCCGTAGCAGATGTTTCACGCATATTTGGTGTACCAATCTCCTATCTTGGAGAGACAACTAACACCTACGGAACAATGGAATGGCTTTCAAGAATGTATCTTGACACCTGTTTAGCCCATTGGTTCATGTCTTGGAGTGCTGAGTTTGAACTAAAACTCGGTGAAGCACCTGTATTTGATACAGATATGCTTGTGAAACCATCCTTGGCAGAAACATTTAGTGCTCTACGCACAGGTGTTGAAGCAGGAATCATCTCACGAAACGAGGCTAGGGCTATATTGGATTATTCTGAAGAAGATGGACTTGATGAGTTCATCGTAGCAAAGAATATGGGAACTGGGGGTGGTCAAACCAATCTTGGAAACGACACAAGTGGTGGAATTGCAGAAGGAGATAACAATGGAGATTCGTAAAGTACAGGAGACAAAACGAGAAGGCAATACGCTCAGTGGATATGCAGTGCTCTATAACACCGATTCCGTCGAGATTCGTGAGATGGGAAAGACCTTTGTAGAGCAAATTGCAAAGGGAGCTTTTGATGAATCACTCAATGAAGACATCAAACTCTACTTTCAGCATGACACCAAGATGCCGCTTGCCAGAACTCAAAACGGTTCCCTCAGAGTCAAATCCGACGCAAAGGGGCTGTATTTCGAAGCAGATTTACCAGATACAACACTCGCAAATGACATCAAGGAACTCATGAACCGTGGTATTCTCACAGGGGAAATGAGTTTCGGATTCTCAGCAGATAAAATTAATTGGAGAGGATCCAATTTTAGAACAGTAGAAAAAGGAAGATTATATGAGATTAGCATCGTTGTAGACGCTGCTTATCCCCTTACTCACTCTGCTTTGCGTATGGTAGAACAAGAAATCAACGATCATCGCATCAAACTATCAAAGAGAAGATTGAATGACAAGAGATGAATATCATAAAGAGTGGAGGAAAAAGAATAAGGATAAAGTAAAACAGTATCAAGCAAAAGGTGCTACTAAAAAGAAAGCAGACGATGCTAAACGATACTATTTGAAAACTTATACTTGTGCTACTGAAGCAGATTACGATCATTATCTAAAAACCACACACTGTGAATGCTGTGGAGCATTACTGACAAGTGGTTGGAAAGACAAACAAGCAAAATGCCAAGACCACGATCATGTTACAGGCAAACTCCGAGGAGTTCTTTGTAAAGCGTGTAATACGGTTGAGGGTTGGATACGAGATATGACCCATTTCAGTGCTATTGGGCATTATCTAAACAAACACAAGCACAACTAAACAATAAGCGACTCGCTCGCAGAAAGACAAAG